ATGGCTATCATTCTGAGACTGGACCGGGTCATGGCTGACCGGAAAATGTCGCTGGGCGAGCTCTCAGAGCGGGTGGGCGTCTCCAATGTAAATCTCTCCAAGATAAAAACCGGAAAGGTGAGCGCCATCCGTTTCAGCACCTTAAACGCCATCTGCCGGGCGCTGAACTGCCAGCCGGGCGATATCATGGAGTATAAGGAAGACGGGGAGGACTCCGTGGTCTATTGACAGAAGCCCCTCTGCCCACAAAGGTTTACGCCGCACACGCCCCTGTAAACTGATACTATCAAAAACAGGAACCGCCAGACGGAAGTTTCCTCCCGTTCTGGCGGTTCCTGTTCCTAAACACCTTTTTTCAATCTATCCCAGAACGCTGGCAATACGCACCGGCGTCCTGTAATTCCAGTTGGATACCTTAATACCTGTTCTCTCGGTGGAAGCGTGGACGATCTGTCCGTCGCCTATGTACATCGCCACATGATTCACGCGGCTGCCATTTCCGTAGAAAATGAGATCGCCGGGCTGCATCTCTGCGGCGCTGACGGTCCTTCCCTGGGTCGCCTGGCTGCTGGAGGAGCGGTTCAAGCTGACGCCGGCCGCATTCTGCATCACGTATCTCGTAAATCCGGAGCAGTCAACACCCGTGTTGGGGTCGCTGCCGCCGTAGCGATAGGGATTTCCCACAAACTGAAGAGCGTAGTCCACAACATCCTGTCTCAGAGAAACGCTGGGATCCTGGGTCACATTCACGGTCTCCACCATGGTTCCCTGACTCTTGTCCAGATATCCCTCGCTTCCGTCCACACTCACCTTCACCCATCCGTCCATATCCTCGATCACCTGGCAGGACTCGCCCTGGGCGAGGGTCGTCACCTCCGGTGCATTGACGCTGGCCGCCGCGTAGAGGGAGGCCTCCGGCGCATCCACCATGATGGTGAGGGAACTGCTGGCTTCATATTCCGGTCCCAGCTCTGCCGCCTGGGCCGTCGCCGGCTTCGCCATGGACAGCGCCGCAAATGCACAGAAAAGACCAAATACTTTCACCGCTCTATGTATCATATCTTAAGACTCCTAACCTGAACTTGTTTTGAATTGTTACAAAATTATTAACTTTGTTACAGACATATTTTATTTTCTTTTCGTCTGTTTGTCAATGAAATCAGAAGATCTTAATAAAAATTCATAATTTGGCGGCGGAAACCTTGTAATTACGTTGATTTGTTACTAACCTCTTAGACTTTTTTCTGACTATTTAGATCAAATTGTATCTTTTTTCTAAAAAATATTACATAAATATTACAAAAACGCGCGCGAGTGTTTAAATAAGCTCTGCGCGCGTTTTCTAATGTATTTATGTATGTTTACTCCACAAACCACACTTCCTGCGCGCCGTTGTCGCGGCTATGCCAGCACGCGCCCTCTAACGGGCCGTTGTATGTATTGTCCAGGAAGTACCAGTCACCCGAGCCATCCACCGGGTCAACCGTGCGGGTATCCGGGTTCCATCGGTGCCAGCCGGTGAGCATCCAACCGTCCGCGCCGAACAGATACCAGTGATTGTTAATCGTCAGCCATTCGCTGGCCGCCAGGGTCAGATCATCCTTGCGGTACTTGTAGCGCTTGTCCGCACTCTTCTCCCAGCCTGGTTCCTGTGCCGGCCAAGTCTCCATATATGCCTCCGGGGTGCCGTACTGCTGTTTGAGCTTCGCCGGGGTACTGCCCCAACCCGCGAGCTGAAAATGCGGCTTGTCCACGATGCTCTTCCAGTCTCCGCCCCACTCAAGGCCCAGGCGTTTCCCGACAGCTCCTACACGGGTGAAGAACTGCCCGGACTCGTTATAAGCCCCGGCCCCATCGTTGCGGCAAAAATCGAAGGCCACACCCCAGTTATGCATGGAGTTGGGATATTTTACGTTGGTCACGATACTTCCGGGCTCTGTGCGTCCCTGTGCATAGAGCGCATCCTGCTCCGCCTTGTCCCGCAAACAGTCGGTGATCTTGATGACCAGCCCTTCCTTCTCGCACTCATCTACGAGCTGCAAGGCCAGCCGCCTTGCCTCCGGGTGTAATTTTGTGATGTCTCTTGCCATGAATATCCTCCTACACTTCGGTAAAATAATTGTCGAGTAACTGATCTGGTGTCTGCTGGAGAGCAATCTCACTGTCTCGGATACACTTATAAATTGCATCGCCGTATGTATAGTATTTGCCCTCATAAACGATCATGTTCACGTGGTACGGAATCGGGTCATCCTGCGTTCCGGCGTGTGTTTCATCAATCACAGTAAACAGACTCGCTACCTCCTGTCCGGGTGCCCAGTCAGACTGCTTATTATGACTTTTGATAACGGCATAAAGCAGGTTGTCGTCGCTTCTCACCTTCGTGATCTCTGTTCCCAGTTTTGCATCTTCCTTAGATGTGAGTGGTGTTCCGTCCGGAAGTGAACTCCACAGCGGGTAAATCTCCTTCACCTGCACGGCCTGTTCGTCTGTAAAGGCCGCCGCCGAAAATACCGTCGCGCGCTCAACCACCGTCATCTTCTGGCTGATCTGCGTGATCTGCTGCGTAATGTCTGCTTTCTTCAGTACGATTTGGAAGATGTCTTTCGTAATGTCCGCCAGTTCCGAGTCCTCGTCCTCCGATACCGGCTCCCGTCCAACCACGTAATCCTTGATCTTCTGGATAGACGCGAGGTCGGTGTAGCCAGTCTGTGCCTCGAATACCTCATTTGCGGTATCGACGACCTCAATTCGCTCTACATTCGCGGGGGTGTTGAAAACCTCCTCGATCTGCTCAAACGTGTCTGCCCCCGGATCAAACATAATCTTCAGTTGATCCCGAGCCGTGGTTGAAAAACCTCCGACCACAAGCTCATACTCCTTACCATTCATTAAACGTACATGTTCCATTGCTTCTCCTTTCATGGATGTTTTTTCTATATATAAAAGACTTGCGTCTGATTTTTCGATTTTTATGTGCTAAATAGCAATTTGAGTCATGTTTTTGCATTTAATAAACTTGAAATCGTGTTAAATGCCTTTGGTCTTGAAAAGAAAAATTACACAATGCAAGAATTTTGCGAAGCCCTCCCGATTGATGTTGAAATCCAATTTACATACAACGGTGATTTGGGATGCAAAATAACAGATGCTCCCGAAAATTATGGTGTTGCGTGTGTGAACAAAGGATATAACAACAACTATTTGAACGCGATATTATATGGCTACAAAGGCGGCATATATAAATTCAAATATGGAACAAACACTGAAACTAACGGATGGTACGAGTACATTGCAAAATACGAGGGAGCATCCGCATGGAAAGACCTTACGCTCAAAAGTGAATTTAAGCTTTACGACGGAAATTCTGTTGCGAAATACCGGAAAATTGGAAAGTTTGTGGAAATCGTCGGAACAGTTGCTCCGACCTCCGCACTCACGGGTAGCAATGGCCATGATATTGCGGTACTTCCATCTGGATTCCGGCCCAAATATCAAGTAGTGGTCATTCAGCAGGGCAGTGGTACAAACAAATGGCTCATGCGCGTGAAAGAAAACGGCACCATGATAATCGAAAGATACGGGGTATCATCAAATATTGATATCCCAACAACTGCATGGCTACCATTTTATGCCATGTTTACGGTTGATTAAAAATCAGTCTCCTACCGCAATCCAATACACGTTCTGCGTCGTTGTGTCACTTCGCATAACCTTAACATCAAAACCTGTTTTAGAAACATTTAAAACACTTACTTCTTTTACAACATCTCCAGGGACACCTGAATTCGCAGTAACAGTCACGGATGGCGTTGTAGAAAATGAAATTGGAAAATCAACATGCATAGAGGCCACCATGTTTGCTTCTGTAATCGGAACGGTAGCGCGCCCGTGTTGAATATTAGCTTTTGTTATATATTTCATCCAATTTACTTTTGTGGACAATGAGCTATTGGAATAGTATTTGTAAGTATAGCCATCATTACCATAAAGAGTGGCATTACAGTAGTTTGCTGTATATCCTTTTAAAATCTGGACTACGCCATAATCATCTGGCAGGTCTGTCAAATGCGCGCCAACAGTTTCAGAATGCGTGAAAGCGATTGAAGTATTTGCGGGAAGAGCTTTAATAAATTCATCAGTTGTATAATTTTTGATTTCAAGTCCAAAACGCTCAAGAACATCTTCAAGGAGTTCTGGTATCTTCCCCGTAAGAAAATTGCTATTTAGTTCAGAGATATCCTCGTTCATTCCGTATACCAGAGCGGAGGACGGAACTTTGTTTGTGTCATTTACTTGGACATTTGAAATCGCGGATTTTCCAAGATACGCGGCCTTGATCGCCGCCAGCTGCGTACCAAGCCGCACCAGTTCGGCCTCGATTCTGTTTAAATGTTCGGCGTCTATGTACGGGGGAACGCCGTCAACCCACGAAGTGGGGGTGTATTCGTCTGCCATATTGTACCTCCTTATTTCGAAAATCTGACTGCGTGAATGCGAAATTCGGCATAAGTGCCCACACCAATATATAAATATCCTCGACCTTCTGCATCACTAATATCCAACTCTTTATCTCCCGCAAAATGCTCTTCGCTCGAATCGTTGAACTTATGACTGTAATACACTTCTCCCAATTCGTAGGTTGGCTCTCCTGTCTGATCGACCATCCATTTATCATACTTGTTTTCGGCAATAATAACTTGCCATCTGGGAGTTCTTGTATCAAATGCTGCATTGACTGTCAGTGTCAATTTTTTTAAATCGGTGATATCTATTGGCTCGTCAAATACGATTCCACGCGTAATCAGATTGTGCGTTTCTAAAAATATTGCATCTTTTTCCAATTCCACTGCGGGAGTACCTCCCCCAGCTTGAATATAGAGTATGGCCGTAATGGACTGTATGCCATTGAACGCCCCATAATAATAAGGCGTCAGCGGGTCTACGTTGACATACCCTTCCCACGTGCCGGCCCTACACCGCCGACATACTCACCTTTCTTTATATTAGAAGGAATAAGATTCTTTATCGAGTTCAACACAACATTTCCTGTCACGTACTTATTCTTTGTCGGCAGGACAACCGCATTCTTCCCCGGATTTACCGTCGCGCCAGCATAAGTGGCAAGGCTTTGGTTTACCGTAATGCTCTCATAGTATCCTTCCTCTACCGCATATGTACCATTCGCTGCCAATGTGTGTGTTTTCTTTCCTTTGTTCGTCACACCGCCCGTATCTTTTTCCTCGTCGTCTTTTCCATAGAATGTGTACGGGCTGACAACGTCATTTTCCGTTGCAGTTAATTCCGAGGTGTCAACTCCACCGCCGGTTTTCAACAGTGCCAGTTCCATATATCCTCCTAGTCCACAAATCCCTGCCATGTGCCGGTGATCGCATTATCTCCTTCGCCTACTGTAACGCCGTATTTGATAACCTCCGGGCGGAAATTCGATACCGCAGCTACAGTTATATCTCCGGTGTAGTACTTGTTCTTGGTGTTGACGGTTTGCCCGTCCGCGGTCGGAGTTATGGTCGTAGCGTCTTGCGTCGTCAGCTTTTGCGTCACCTTATTTTCGCCTCCGTCGTAAAATCCCGCCGGGAGCGTTAATGAACCATTGGCCGCCAGGGATTTGTTCACGTCGGTGTAAACCTTCCCCGTGCCGGTTTGGGGATCGTCGCTCCCTGCGCCTATAAATGTTTTCCCCGCTCTTACATATTGAGGTTTCGCGGTCAGTCCCTCTTCGCTTGGACTCCCGCCGCCCTTAAACGGGAGATATAATTCCATTAAAGCTCCACCCTTTCAGCCCTATGATTATTTCCGCGACCGGTTTTCGGAATTTGCACGTCACCGTAACAGAGCCGTTGTTTGTCTTAATGCTGGTTATCATATTGGTGCTCCGGTCAATCAGATTTTTATTGGCCTCCGTAAGATTGCTGGGATAACGATATAACGGGATTGGGTTATCAGTTGATTTTATTCCAGGGAGAGAAACCGTCTGCGTATACGGGGCGGAACTGCTCCATCCGCTCACCGGGAGGGTGATCTCTGTAACCCCTCTGATCTGAACAAGGTCTTCGTCCCTAATCTGCGCGATATCATCCGTGTTTTGATTGATAGCGGTATTGGATGCGTTAACCTCCGTTGCTCCGTAAATATCGCCGACAGTCTCGTATTCTGTCACATCATCAAGGCTGATCGTGCCATCATCGTTTTCCGTCAATGTATACTTTCGCTTTCCAGCGAATTTATCATTTTTAAAGTCTGTCTTTAACTCATACAGATTCACTCCTGTTCCCAAAAGGCCGCGTCCCAAGGCGAAAACTCAAGTGGCGCACACCGGGAAATGATTTTTCTATCAGATTTCCAATGTCGAAGATGATTTTCTCAATAAAATTCGCCTGGTAAATTGAGGTGTACGTGATTCTCTCTGGTGTCTCCGGCGTGGACGGGAGGGTGTAATATGCAGCGCGTATGGTTTCGATATTCTTCCGCAGGCGTATCATGTCTTTCTCCGTGCGGAAGTCCATCGGTTTCCACGTTGTTTTTACATCTACGACATTTCCATAGCCGTATGCATTCAGTACGTTGCTGACGTATTGGATAGCCGATTCCACGCGGTTTAGGTCGTTGTAGTCGATAAACGCCTTGTCCGTCAAATTCTCCAAATCTTCCAGCGTTCTATCAAAAATCAAACTGTCAAGAATCTCACTCATGGATATTTACCCTCGCCTTGATTTCTCTCTGCGAAAAACTGTAGTCAATACTCTCTATGGTGCCGACCCGCTCTCCGTCGTATCCGGTTCCAATGGAAACCACCTGTCCCAGCTTCTTGTCACCGAGGAGGACGTCTCCGACCACGCTTTCCGCGCGCTGATAATAGTTGTAGATTCTCTCAAGAACCTGTTGGGCGTTTCCGCTGTGAATCAGCGTGGCATCCGTAACCTCTTTGATGTTCTTGTTAAACACAATATCCGGGTTCTCTTTCAGAATCTGGTTCTTAAGATGATTATACTTCTTTCCTGTGAGGGTCGCAGTCCCCCCATTTCCCGTTACAACAGCGAAGTTCGCTCCGCTCTTTTCGATGGTGCCGCCAGTGATGCTAAGATCGTGGTACGGTTCAGAGAACACAATCTCCGCGGTACCATTAAGCGCTTCGTTGTAAAGCTCCTGCGTTTCGTCGATCTCCTGGTAACTGTGGATGGTTAGCCGAATGCCCGTCACGATGTCGCTGTGCTCCAGCGTCACGCCGTCGTAAGCCTGGTTAGCTGTAAACTCTCCTGTTTTCTCTGTCTGCTGCGGATAGATCGCCACTCCGTCTGTGTTGCTGGTATCCACCACCGCGCCGATGGCAAAGGCGATCTGAACCAGAGCGTTCCGCTTCGAGGTATACGGAATGTAGCCATAGAGCTGCGTGTTCTGGTAGGCGTCATCCAGGTAGTACGGGAAATCTTCGCCGGAAAATATCTCGTCCAGCACATCCGGAACTTTTTCTCCGGTATAAATCCCGCCGGCGTATTCATTTCCATCCAAAACCCCGTTCGCATCGTGACTGTCAAAATAATAGTCCGTCCGATTTTTCCGCGATCCGTTCTTCAAATAAAAATTGCCGATCAAGTCCCCGTTGAAATACACACCGAGACGTTGCTTTTTCTGGAGATCGAACGGAATATTCGACCGGGTGCGAATCGTAAAGGTCAGCGTGTTGATGCTCACATTCTCGCTGATCGCGTTAATCTCCTGGATGCAGTTGGTATCCAGAGTCTCGTTGCTCAAGAAATCCCTGTATACGCCGTAATCTATGCGTGTCAAAAAAACAGGCCTGTATGGCTTTGAAGTCTTTTTAAACTGTATCGTGATCTTGTTATAATGAATCACGTAATTGCTGCAAAAAAACTCCGCAGACGTCGGTGTAAAATCCATGCTTGACAACAGCTCATCGTCCTCATACCACGACATGGTAAGTTCAGAGACGTGATCTCCGGAAAGGTCATTGAACGTGAGGGTCACGCCTACACTGGTGAATTTCTGGTTGAAGCGAATTGAAATTTCTGTTCCATCCGGAAGAACCCCCTCTTCATCCGACAGCACTTCGCTAAGATACCCATACGGCAAAGGATTCGAGGCCGGATAGTTGACATACTGTCCATTGAGGAGTGCGAACCGTGGAAGGCACAGTGCATAACCCGGATAGGTGACGTCATTTCTTTTTAAGCTCGGTATTTCCTCCTCTGTATAAGTCCGCGGTACCAGTCCCGCGCCCGGAACCAGACCGACATAAGGGACAAGGCCGTCGTGCCAGATGAACGGGAAACTGTTTTCCTTCGCATACGGCGCCAGATCATCATATACGATTTTTAAACCTTCTGTATTTGGTTCGTCATCCAGTGTTTTTATCAGCTTGAAGAACATCACGGCCTCCTCTTGGGCTCCATCGCAGTGCATTCAATCGACAGGCCAGACCATCTATTTTTCTTTCCGGCCTCCGCGGAGGTGTCAATGCGAACACTGTCTTCCCCCTGGGTGATGTAGACCTCCATTTCAAGGGTCTCCTGCCCGTAGGGGAAGACCATCACGTGGGACTCCTCCGGGGATGAAATTATGTCATAGAATGTGTCATAGTCGTCCGGGTAGTTCTTATCCGGTTCAACCGCCATAGAATAGTTGTAAAACGTGCCTATAATATCCCGGTGCATCCGGTACGACTGCACGCGCCCGGAGTTTGCGCTGTCCGTCACGGCAAATTTCCGCTTGATATCCGTAACGAACAGCCGCAGCGATACCCCGTCAATATTGATTTTGCCTTTATCCATTAGTCACCATCCTTACGCCTACACGCTGGGTCTCCTGGTTATTGGCTTTATACACCGCACGGGCGAATCTCTGCCCGTCAAGCACCAGTTCGATGTGAATGTCCCGCTCTCCGCTCCCCGCCATTCCGGCCTCCGCCAGAGCCTCCTTGAGCGCCTGCTTTATGGTAGACAGCGGGGACACCACTTCGGTCTCGCGCTTGTTGTCTCCGAGGATCGCCGCAAACTCTCCCGCGCGCGGGGGAACAACGGTTCCGGTTGCCAGACGCGGCATACGGTATGGGATGGCCGCGTAAGCGGCAGTGGAGTAATAGCCGTTGCCGGAGTAACCGCCAGAGGGCTGATTTTTCGACGATACGCTGAACAATTCAGCTACCGCTTTTATAGCTTTTGACACCGCGTTTATAATGCTGACCACAGTGTCTTCAATGATATTCGCAGCCGTTTCTATTGTATTTATAATTGCCTTAACAACTCCGCCAAAAATAGATTTAATTCCTTCTAATGCTCGGTTTAAATCGCCAGAAAATACCCCTGCAATAAAATCAACGAGTCCGCTTAAAACCTCAATAAAATTATTTATAATTTCAACAATTCCAACAAATGTATCAACGAACATTTTGCCTGTCGCTTTGATGTTGTCGGCAAAGATAGGAACTATCGTGGAAATCACCCATTGGGTTAACGGTTTCAAGATATTATCCCATAAGAACAAAATAATTTCTGAAATTTTCCCGATCAACTCTACTACACTTGCACAAAGAGGCTCTACAGCTCCTTTGATCTTCTCAAATGCCTCAGATACGAATTTCCGTGCATCTTCCGAATTATAAATCAACAAAGCAATCGCCGCGATTACCGCGCCTATCGCGCAACTGCCAAAGTAGTAGGCGAAGCCAATGCTAGCAGTGCTGTCGAAAAACTAGAAGCTCCTTTCACTGCACCAACAATGACTTTTGCAAAAGAAGATAATTCTCCAATTACTTTTTGTACGTTTTTTGCAAACTCCACCACAAGCCACGCCGCAAAAAACGATTCCATAATCAAAGAAAAATTCTGGATTGCAGACTGATTTTGATTGATCCAGTCCGAAAATTTCAAAAGCCAATCAACAACCTGGTTAATCGCGCTAATGACAACTTTTCCTGTCCACTCTCCGAAAGGTTTCCAAAACTCTTCCCAAAACCATTCCGACAGTGGACGATTCGCGGAAATGACACTATGAAGCACCGCAAGTGCCGCTGATATCAAGTCAAAGACCGCTGGTAAAGCCTGCTCAATTCCCCATTTCGCCAACGGAAGTAATGCATTGTCTAAGAGCCGTAGAATTGCATCTGTAATGTCTCCGACAATGGGCCTTATCGCAACCAGCACCCGGTCAAAGCTCGTAAGCAGCGGCGAAAAATCCAGATCGGCGGCCCAGTTTTTAAGACTCTCTGATGCTTCTCGGAGAAATCCTGTGATCTCCAGGATAATATCTCCCAGATGACGCAGGATGTTCGTTCCGGTGTCCCCGGCCACCCACGCCTTATCAAACTGCGTAACCAGATTTGCCACCGTCTGGGCCAGATTCGCGAACGTAATCAGCAGATCATCCGTGATTGCTTTCCCGTATCCTTCGGCGTTCCAGACCTGCATGAACGACGCGCCCACATCTCCGGCCAGCTGCTTAATTGCCGAAAAAGCATTGGACACCGCCGCCAGGACCACGGGGCCATACGCATCCCAGGATTGCTTAAGCGGCGCGAATAGATCGGAAAACGTCTGCTTGATCGCGTCAGCCTGTAACTTGATCTGGTTTGGTACTTCCTCTGTCACAAACATTTCGTCCGGTGTAGGCGGTGTGTATTCGCCACTACCGTCTGTATCGCTCTTTTCCTGCGCCTGGATAAGCTGATCGAACGAAAATGTTACCTTTTCATTTTCTTTCTCGCGCTCCTCCAGTTCTTTGTTGCTGTCTTTCAACGAGGCTGCATAGTCTTCCTCGACTTTAACCGCTCTGACATAAGTATCTTTTCCAGATAACGCCGCGAACAGCTGCGCAACCCAGGTCGCAGACTCAGCCAGAAGATCGATGAATTTTGTGAGCGTCGGCGAAACGTACTCAAGCAGAGGAGAAAACGCTGTCGCAAAAGAATTTTCAAACGCGTCATGCTGGACATCAGCATAGAGAGGGCTTTGTTTGTGTCATCGGAATATTGGGCCAGATTTCAAATCCCTCTCTTATCCCGGTCATAACCGCGGATATCGTTTGAAAACAAAACTGAACAGGATAGAGGTTCCAAGCATCCGGGCTATTCCCATTTGTGCGCCCTTTGCCGCTTTCTTTGTATCTCGCAACGATCTGTTCAGTTTGTTTCCGCTCTTTGTGGCCTTTTTATTATTTTTATCAATTCCGCGCAGGCGGTTTTGATAATCAATAAACTCCGATTTCACCCGAGCATACGACGCTCCTAATGTATCATTCATCTGCGAGAGCTTCTGCGCTTCTGCGGCATACTTATCGGATAGCGCCGCGTATTTCTGTGAGTCTTTCCCAAGGGTATAAGCTCCTCCGGTGCTTTCCAGTTCCCGCAGCTCACCCTTTGCGTATTTGATCGTATTAACCAGTTCGCCTATGTCGTATTGCAGACGTTTGTATGTACTACTGTTTTTTCTTCCTCCTGCGTTCAAAATTTTTCCTGCTGTTCCCTTAGCCTGGAAAGTCTCTTTTCTGCCTCGCTGATCTGCTTCTGAATCTCTATATACTCCTGTGTAGGCAATCTCTTGTTGCCGTAGTCCTCGACCTCTTTTTCAAGGTCTTTGACCTTGCGCTCCTGGTCAGCATAAGCCTGGTTGAGCTTTGCGAACGAAGCGGCCTGCTTTTGCAGTGCGATCTGCGATTTTCTCCCAAGATCATTCACGCTTGTGGCCATCCGGCGCACGGCGGCCTCAACCTCTTTTGAGCCCGCCTTCATTCCGTCATCCTGTATCGCAGTATCAATGATTATTGTTCCGTCTGCCTTCAATTTCTCACCGCCTTACTTGAACAGCGCATCTACCGCAGCCTGCTCTCTCTGCCGCAACTCTTTTTCCTCATCGCTGATCTTCGCCCGCAGTTCCACCAACGCCCCGGTTTTCCTTCAGAAACTCCCGCTCCCATTTCTCCAGCTTCTTGCCGCGCGCCAGCTTCTGGCGGATGGCGAGCACCTGGGAGAAAAGGCCCTCTTCGATCTCGTTAAAGTACCCGATGAATGACCACCAGTGCGTATACCTCTGCGGGTTCCTCGTCTCATACCCGGCGATCTTGTTGGCCGCCGGGAAGATGATTGCCGCATCCTGCTCCCAGTCCATTGTTCGAGGCTTTGTCTTGCCGTCATCCTGCCTTCCACAGTCCAGAAACCAGAGCGCCTTTTTCACCGTCTCGTCCAGGTATTCCGCCGGCGGCGGGGAGACGTACAAGATCGTCACCATAACGTCGAGCTTTGCGGCGTCCGGGAGTTGCGGATCATTAAATGCCGCGATGATATCCAGCGCCGGGCGAAAATCTGACCGAATCTCATACGACTCCCCGCCTACCTCCAGAGTGGTAGGGAGTTCCCAGGAATACATCAGCTAACCGGGGCTATGTATCCGCCGGGCCCCGCTTTGTATTTCGCGGTGTACTTGTCCACACGCCGCTGCACTGCCTCAAGCTTCACGTTGCGCTTCTGCTCGATCACGCCGCGGATCGCATTTATTACGTTCTCAACAAAGAATTGGCCGCCGTCCAGGACCGTGAACGGAGACGTGATGCTGAAAAACTTCTCCGACACCGGGGCATTGAACAGATAGTCGATGCTCTCGGCCATGCGTCTGTCGATCTCCTTCATTTCATCCATCGTCGGTGTGTCCTGGAGTTCTTTCTGCATCGCCTCAAAGTCTGCCAGCGTTTTCTCATAACGCTTCACAATGTCAAAATCAGAGGGGATAAACGTGAACTGACCCAGAAGCTCCCCGCGTTTGTTTACGATGTCAAAAACCTCACTGCCGTCGTCAATTTTAATTACATTTCCCATGTTTTAGCCCTCCAGACCGGACGGGATGGTCCCTTCCGTAAATGTCACTGTACCGCTGGAAATCGTCACGTATCCCTCCTTGCGGTTGCCGTCAAACGTAACGGTAAACGGCATACTCACGCCGGAGGTATCGCCGCCGTAGCTGGATACCTTAACCACGACATCCTCTGTCCAGGCCTTGTGGTGCTCATCCTCCGTATCCTCCACCATGACCTCAAGGATCGTTGTCTTGCACGCGTCGCCTTTCAGTCGGTTCATGGCGATGTCCAGCAGCTTCGGGTAAATCTCATCCTCGGGATTCGCATAATACGGATCAGCATCAATGGACGGCTCATAACCATTGTCCTGGACGGATGTCTCGTCCCAGATATTCTTGACGGAAGACACGTCCGGGTTGAGCTCTACGCTCATCTCCTCCATGTCCTTGCCGATCCTCCACCATTTCGGGGTTCCGGTTCCACCAAAGGTAGAGTCCAGAAATGTCCTGTAAGCTCCTCTTGTCAGTTTCATGTCGTTTTCTCCTTTCAAAAATAAGCCAGAATCTCAAATCAAGATTCTGGCTCTGCGTCTTTGCGTCTGGCTCTATAATTCAAATTCGTTTGTATACTCCACCGTCACTGGGAGCAACCAATCCTGTACTCCGTTCTCCTGCGGCTCTATCCCGTAGGAGTTGTCACGAGTGATCCTCTTTATCTGACGACCAGCGGCCAGTTTGGGGTATAGTTTCAGCTTGTACGTTGCGCCGTCGATGACCGCCGGCTCTTTGCACAGCCATTTCCCCAGAGCATCCAAGAACTCCTGTATGCTCATCTTCTGCCGTTCCCTGGCAGAGCTGGCCGAACGATAGACCACAAAAAACGGGTACTGGCACGTCTGATGTACGCAGCCGATTATGTCCTCTTTCTCCACATATACCAGCGCGCCGGCGTTATTGGAAAACGCGATCCCGCCCTCTTCCTCCAATTCCTCGTACTTGATTTCTTCATCTTCATACAGGCCTGGAAATTGGTTCAGCAGGTCCTTTATGGCCGCCGTCAAAACTTCATAGCCCGTTGCGTCCTTGCCTATAGCTTTAATTCATTAGCCATTTTCTTCCTCCTGGAAACAGTCAAAATCCGACTCTTTGGCCTCTTCCTTCATTGCCTCTGTGCAATCATCTGAAAATAGGCAATTTTTGCAATCTTTATCCACGCTTTCCACCTCCTGCTGTTCTCTTTACATTTTTTACCCAAGTCTTGCCGTCTTTTTCTTTGGCGGCGTCAAACCAATGAGCCTGTGCTTTAGGGTGTGCCTGTCGAGTGTAGGTAAGGTTTTCCATTGCGTTTGTCTTGCCGCCATATTGGCTGACAAGCACTTTCTTCTCGCCCTTTTTAGCCCACGTGCTACCGGTTGACGGACTTACCATCGTCTTTCCCTCATACAAAAAACGGCCCTGCGGCCCATAAGCGGCGTATACCTCGCCGGAGCCTTGCACCGCGGCACTGGCCGCCTGCGTGACCTTAATAAAAGTCTCAGACACCATAGGCATAAAGGGAACCATGCTATTCATCACGTCCCCGTCAAGCTGGTACTGGGCACGCTGGAACTGTTTCTCAAACCGGCTCATGCTCAATTTTGCCCGAACATCACCGTCAACAATGGAAAAGCCTTTAAAATGTTTAATCTTACTTCTTGCCATAGCGTCACTTCCCCAGTAATTCAAAATGCTGTATCGCAGTGTACGGACCACCTGTCGCGGAAATCAAGAACACAAAGTCCTGCATCTTCCGCATATACGCCAGAAAACCCTCGCCCCGCTTATCGATGTAATCAGCGCCATTGATAATGCTGTCCCCGTCCCATGCGCCCGCCCAGAAGAAATCCTCTGCCGGGTCGAATGTGATACTGTTCGCCAAATCGTCATTAACCTGTTTCGCCCAGGCTTTCGGTGGGAGCCAGATAAGCTCTTTCCCTGCGGTGTCCGTGATGATTTTCTGGCCGTTTTTTCGGTGTAGGCGATATGTAATTCAGCGTTGTCTGTGCTCTCCGGGCCGTATTTCTTGATAATCTGACCACGGTCGGTTTCTAGATGGACGCCGGATAAAACGTGAGGATACCAGACGGCGGCACTGTTGGATTCGTAATAATTGAAAATTGTTACAGTAGCGTCATACATGGTATCCCCTCCTTTAACTGAATCTTATGTTTTTCTGTTTTCGTCAGCTTTTTCCACTGTTCAAGCATTTCGCGGTAGTTCTTTTCCGCATTTTTTAGGCTCATGCTCTTTTTCTCAGCCAGAGTGCGCACCGCTGTTACATTTCCATTTTTGTACGCCCTAATCTCAATGCTTTGCTTGATTGCTTGTGTGGGCTTAGCGACTTGCATGGGGTCATAGCGATTATAAAAAGACACTACAACCTTATCATTCCCTACTTCAAATTCTCCGACTTGTAACCTAACGGCATTTCCGTTTTTCGTGAAATCAGCAGGAGATAGTTTCAATTCAGATTTCGAAAGAACGTCAAGCATTCCTTGCTGGCTGTTTTTTGCCAAATTTTCGAGAAAACGGCTCATGCTCATTCGTCTGCCCTGTGGCTCATTCAAGCCACTACTTCCACCCCTACCGCCCATCACACAACGCCTCCTTAAACTTCTCCATAAACGCCCGTACTCTCACGATTTTCCCCTTGCACTCATCCGGCACAGAGCCGTAAAAGATAATCGTTTCCGGGTGTAAACGCCGCACCATTTCCTCATAGCCTGCCAGAAACAGCGCTTTCTTTTCCTTGCTGTTCATCACGCCCACGGACGATACTGCCACGGTGCCGCCCTCCGGCTCGCCGTCAAAACACCATTCAAAGCTGTCCGGCGTACTCCATGAGATTGTCGGGATAACCTGTATCCCCGCCTCTTGCAGATATGCGCCTACCCAGTGCTTGCGGTAATGATTGTATATCTGGATAGCTTTGGGGAAATCGGTGTAAGTTGAGAAGTCCGGCGACATTACATAACGGAACCTCTGAAGCATAGGTATGTATCGGTCAATGTTCGTCCATATCCGTAGAAAAACATAGTCATCAAGAAAGAAATGGATTCCCTTGCCCTCCGGCTCCTTGCAGGTCTTGGCATAGTTGAAACCAATCCAGTCACAGCCGCCCTCATAGGCCACTGGCTCTATCTGCGGTATGCCGTATTCTCCCACGCCGTCAAATATCCGGCGCTCCAAATTTTCATAGTTGCGGCGGTTTCGGTAATTGCTCATTTTGTGGCCTGCTTATACACCTGGTTCACACCCGTAGCCGCCAGCCCGGACACCATCCCCACCGCCACAGCGTTAATATAGTCCGCCGCCGGGAAATCCGGCATGATATTCATTCCCAGCGCACCCAGTACGCCGCCGCACACTGCCATAATGACCGGAATCCATTCGTCCGGGATTTTCTGCGCCGCCTTACAGCCTAAGCCGATAACATAGCAGATAGCCACGATAGCCACGCACGTTCCTAATGTCGTAATGTCCATATTTACCTCATTCCTGCGTACAATAACGGTACGCCCTCGTTATCTCTTACCCCTGTCAGATACACCTTTGCGGTATCATACAGGAGTTTATTTGTTGCCTGCTCGTCCCCTGCCGCTTGATAGACTGCGCTCCATGTCTTTGCGCCGCTTGCCATTTCAGACGGGGAGGCGTAGGAAATTGATTCAGAACCGGCAGACCGGGAGGTAATTACCCCGGCGTTTACACCACCAGTTCCGCCAGCACTGCCGGAAGATATCCCCCCGGCGGCGGCAGAGAGCGCCTGTATATCTGCCAGTTCCAAGTAATACAGCTTATCGCAGACGGCGCAGACAGCTTTCTGTACCTTTGTTTTTCCTCGTTCATCGTCTGGGAGACCGCCTACAAGGCGGTCAAAGGTTATCACATCCAGAAAGTCGCTGGCCCGGTCTGCGATACGGTCAAAATCTTCTGCCGGGACAACATTTCCGTGGTATGTATTCTCATAAAATGTGAATGTGGTGTATGCCATCCCGGCCACCTCCTTTCATCAAGTCTTGGATGTTACATCATCACTGCCGGACTTCAACGCCTTATAGGTGTTGTCGCACTCTACTACCGTGATTGTCTGTCCGGTGGTCGCTGTAATGTCGGACTTGCCGTCCCACGGTGTCCAGTTTTTCACGCTCTGGCCGTATTTTACTTCCGTTTCGGACGCGGCAACCTTGTACTTATACAGGTGTCCACTCCCGCCTCCGGCGTTACGGTCACTTTGGTATCTCCCGCCTTTGTTCCTGCAGCGGATGTCACAGTCAGCGTACCCAGTGTGGTATCGTCGCTGATTGTCACTACTGCAATCGCGTCAATGTACTCCGCGAACAGGGTCAGTCCCATGATTGCAAACGCCTCGGAAACTGCCGTATTGTAGTTGCCCTGGGTGTGGAATCCGATCAGATTCGTTTCCCCGGCGCTTACGGTGTATACCAGCCCGGCACGAACAAAGTCGCTGTCGTTCGGGTCAACATAGTACAGGACGATATTCTCAACCGGCGTAGCGATAATGCGCCCACGCGCCACTTCCTCTTCGGACAGCAGGAAGATTGTGTTAAATCCCATGAAGTCCTTGATATACTGGAAACCGAACTGATTCTGAATGGTAATGTCAGCCGCTCCCAGATACTCGTACACATCCAAGATGTTTACAAAGCCAACTACACCCGTTGCTGTTCTGTGCATAGTCTTGAACTTGTTCTCCACAAGCCCCTTTGCCATAGCCAGTGCCATCTGGAACGTGGTTTCTGTGGCGGTCAGCGTTCCTGTGTTCAGATAACTGTAAAATCTTCCGGTCACATTGGTCTGCAACTGGAAAAGGAACTCGTCATCCGTCATCTGCACGGCGTTGTCGTAGCCGTGGTCTTTGATATTCTCAATAGATACGGCCTTTGCGTACTTCTCAATCGTAATGTCCGCGTAGTCCTTTTCCTTTACAACAAATTTGCTGTACGGGATTTCCTCGCCTTCGCCTACATTTCCGCTTTCCAGTACGCCCTCCGCATACTTACTTTTCAGCTTTGTGTTCGGCTGTTTCTTGATCGGGCGCATGATACCAAGAATCTCTCTCAAATGTTCCCAGTTTCTCTCGAATCTGGTAACAAAATCGACCTCTCTCGGAGTGACCTGGATATCTGCTGTTTTAATCAGATTATTCTTTGCCATTTCTACTCTCCTTTAGTGAATAAGTGCATATTTGCAGCTATGGCGGCCTGTCGCTCGGAGGCGTCCTTAATTCCCATGATCTGGTCTTTCGTCATTCCTCCGCCCTGGTTCTGCCTCTGGAAAGGCTGTGTGAACCGCGCCGCGTTCTGCTGTGCTTTCTGCTGTTCCTCGTCAACGAACGCCGAAGCGTCTTTCTCTTTCATCTGGGAAATGAGGTCATTTAAGCCCAGGATTTTTCCGTCCTTCAGCTTTAGACCAGCTTCTTTGACTTCTACCATGATTGCCCGTTTTGCCGCCTCGCTGGAAAACTTAATGCCCTCAAACTCGTTCTTCAGAGCGTCATTGAAATCTCTTTCGTAAATCTGCGCCTGTGCGTTCTTCTCGGCGTCCTCAGCTTTTTCTTCCAGTCAGAAAGTTCTCTCTGCATGGTTTCAAGGTCAACGCCCTCAAAGCCTTTCAGCGTGGTTTCTGCGGTTTCGGCTTTCTGTTTCCAGTTATCCCGGTCAGTTTCAGCCCGCCCCAGCTTCTTTTCATGCTCGGCTTTGGTCACATAGTTCTCGGCTACCTTTTTTGTAAGGTCAGCTTTTTTGTCCTCCGGGACTTCAATTCCCATTTCTGATAAAATTGCTTCGATGTTCTGCATATATCCTCCTTAACGTGATTGATTAACCGCCCGTCAGCGGTATGGATTCAGCGTTACAACCACGGGCGGGGTAGCTGAGGCTGCTGGATTCGAACCAGCGTAAAGAGCGTTCCTTCTCTGCCGGGGTCAAAACCCGGTGCCTTAACCGCTTGGCGAAGCTCATTATGTAATTTTGTTCAAATTATTCACGCCCTCGCAAAAGGCATCAATCTGGTATGGCATTTAGTGACGTGAATGGCACTTGCTACTTACGCGCGATCTTCACAAGCGTTTTATTTCCCAGATTATTAAACCAACTCATTCACTCCGAGGAGCCATGAGGCCACCGTGCACCCTGGACATCGACCGGCCGCATGCGGACAGCATAACCAAAAGCGCTTTTAAAACATGTCGATAACAATGCAGTTTCTGTTTGCCGTTGACGTCTTTGGTATCCGCACAGCATTATTTCGACAAATGCACACGCCGGAAATTGCATCCGCTTTTCAACCTCAAGATTTGCAACTGATTGCAATTTGTTGCAATTCTCTTTCTTTTAAGGACGTGCGCGGTAGGAGGTAAGTGAAACGAATATAAGAAAAGAGCCGGCAACCTGTCGGGGTTTCCGACAAATTAACTGGCTCTGCGTCTGGCGTCTGGCTCTACACTATATGTGTTATTACTTTTATTCTGAATCCGGAGTTTACGTCAACAATAGATTGCATTTTGCATTTCGGGCAAAAAATAGGAAGGTTTTCCGCCACCGTGTCCGGGCGGATTTTTGTCCGGGTTTTGTTGTTACAGATAGGGCAGTACACCCAACCGTCTTTTACCATAGCATAAATCTCCTTTATGCCTTTATTTTACCACGCCCGTAGCAATCACCTATCCCCACATTTTTAATAAAAGCGACGGGTTTCCCCGCCGCCTCTGTTTACATCATCTTCCGCAGTTTGTCGATGTATCGGGAAATGGTTTCCCTTTCCTCCCGGCAATCAGCGTCTTTCGACATCTCGCCCAGTTCCTCGGTCAGAGCGTCCATATGTTCCTCCAGAGCCGCCAGCATACGCCGCTTGCAGTCTTCGGACTTCCCGGAACGGTAGGACTGTTTGCTGTCCATGTATTCGCTGTAGGAATCATTGCCAGAGCCGTTCGCCCGGCTGTAATGTCCTCTCACATAATGCTCGCCCCGACGGGCGTAGGAAGTGCCGTTGTCATAGTCCGGCATCATCCTGCCATCTGCCGGCTGTACCGCCCCATGCCGTCACGCTTGCGCCGCTCGCTGTAATCTCCGGTCTGGCTGTAGCCGCCCTCCATCTCATCCAGTACGGCGTTGTAATACTCCTCTTTGCACTTCCAGTATTCGACATTTTCCATGTCTTTCAGCATATCAATCAGTTTGTATGCGGTTTCAAGGTTCCCGGTGTTCAGGCCCTTTTCCGCAATCTTATCCAGTTCTTCCCGGATATTCTGCATTAACTTATAACTCATAGCCTGCTCCTTTCTCAACCGCACACCCGAACCGCTGTAATGTTCGGATTGTCAACCAGTACCGCCTGTGCGCTGGTGTTCTCTACCGTGATAGTCTGGCAACATCCCGCGCCATTACATCCACGGTAAACATCAACGTAATGCTGTGTCGCTACGTTGAAATACTCGCCTACCGCCGCCGGTGTAACTCTCATGCGGGAGCCGCCAAGGATTTCTCCCTGCTGTGTGAGCGCCAGGGAAATTTCCCCGGCTGTGCCTCCGGTATCAATGGCAATGTTGCCAGAAAATGTTACAAGGTATCTTCCGGGCTGTAAAAGCGTAATCTGTGCGCTACCGTCCCTGTGACGCTCTGCACACCCACTCTTTACCGCCTCATTGGTAAATACCACGCTTTCTCCCGCCGGTACAACCTGTACGGCGGCCGCTGTCAATTCAATCATAATAATCTCCTTTCATATCGCAAAAGGACAGACACTCGGCCTGCCCTCCTGCGTAATAACGGCTTGTGCCGAACATCCCGAATCATTTTCCTAACGTCAAGAAAATGATCGGAAAGAAACTCCGATATGAAGTTTTAGCAACATCCAGTATTGCAGCCGCAACCATTAACTCCGAAGGTGAATCCAGTCGGATTGATAATGGAGGTGTACGGGGACATTACCGGGTAGCTCGGTGTCGGCGTGGGCCGCAGAGCGTTGATAATGTTCGTAGTCTGTGCCGCGTTGGAAAGCTGCAGCTGTGCGGACTGTAACTCTGTCTGTAAGGACTGAATCTTGTCCTGCGTAATCGTATCAATGATACGCTGTGTTCCGGCGTTCTGAGCGTCGATCACATCTCTGAACCCGTTGCAGAGCTGACTCTGGAGCGCGTTTGCGTTCTGGTTCATGGTGTTCTGAAGCGCATTGGTCTGCATTGCCAGATTGTAGTTGATCTCGCCCTGTCCCTGCTTCAGATCACAGCAGCAATTCGCCAGCTGGGAACCGAGGGTATTAAAACCATTGCAAAGCTGGGTAGAGATATTCTGGATACCGCTCTCAATTCCCTGTGTGGCGAGCGCCGCGTCAATGTCTGCACGGGTAGCCCATCCCTGGAACCCCGGAGAATTTGCTCCGCCGCCGTTGCCGCCCCAGCCATTGCCAAAGCCGCCCCAGCCGAACATTCCGAAAAGCAGGAAGAGTACGATCCACCAACAACCATCTCCACCCCAGCCGTCGTTATTTCTTCCAGTGCCGCCGGTCAATACAGCAACATCAGAAGCGCTTAAACCGTCTGTCATGTCGTTTCTCCTTTTAGATTTATTTACAAAATCAGTGCGCACTTGATTTATGTACTATTTCAAAAGCCCTTTAAACTGCTGGGCCATCTGCTGAGCCTGGTTAAGCTGTTGCTGGCTTATCTTCCCAGACTGCAAAAGTTTATTGATTTCTTCCTGCGGGTTCTTGCCCTGCATTTCCTGCCGGAACCGCTGGAACTGCTGAACCATATTCATGGGGCCGCCGCCCATTCCCGGCCTGTTGCCGCCTAACATATCAAACAGAGGATTTCCCATTATCTCGTCCACCCTTTCTATTATTGTCTGGAGTTGGCTTTGTGGCCGTTTCCAAAAGTCCATACAGTTCTTCATATTTGCCCCGCAAATCGTTGTATTCTTGCCGGGTGACGTATTTATCGTCCATGCTCATTTCTGGCTGTTTCTGGGGCGCTGGCGTGTCTCCTGCGGTCACTTCTCTATATTCAAACGTGCGGAGAGTTGGCATACCTGCATTATCCGTTGTTTTGATAAAAAAGCGTGATTCCTCGCTGTCCATCAGCAAAACGCTTGTGTTCGGCGCTACCAAATAAGACTTTGCCCCGGCCTCGCCCTGCACCCATAGAATACCTTGATTTGTCTGCGGTACTTGCGGTTGGTACTGTGCTTGCATATTTGCCAGCCTGTCCATTTGTGGCTGTAACGGGTTGACCTGGCCGAACTGGTACGGATTGTACCCATATCCCGGCGTGTATGGTAATGCCATGCTATCCCTCCTATGACTAATTTCTAAGACTTTTTATGACTTAATTTTAGCAATAAAAAAGAACTTCGACAGTTCGTCAAAGTCCTTGAAAAGTGTCATGTAAGTATCACTTGCAACAATATCCTTTTTTGCAGTAACATTTGTTTGAATTAAAATATCTTACCCAGTATTTGCACTTAATGCATTTAGACTTTATCATATATCAGCACACCCTTATAATTTTACTATTCACTTTCCGGCTCATTCTCTTCACAGTGGACACACTCACATTCATCATTTCCGCACACCGTTCCAGCGGAATATTCTGCGCCCGAAGTTCAAAAAGCTGGCGCTCGTCCGCTGTAAAGTTGCAGTATGTACGGAAATAATTCAGTTCCAGCACTGTAAAATCATACACTTTCAAGAAAATTCTCCTTACTGCGTCTGCGCAAGATAGGAAATCAGCTTGTCCCTCGTTTTTTTTAACTGCTCGACATTGTTCCCGGAAATCTGGCTGTTGAGCATAGTAACCAGCGTTTCCATGATGAGGCTGTCCCGCTCCTTAATCTCCTGCATGGCCTCATAATCTCTCTTGTCGTGCCGCTCCAGTGTTTCCACCCGGTCATTCAGCTTTACCGCCGGGGCTATCCATTTATGTATGACTGCCGCCGCGCCGCCGATAACGGAAATACCGCCGCAGATAGCAAGGATTGTCTGTATTGTTTCCATTACGTCCATGTGTCAGTCCTCCGTCTTATTATCTAAAATTGCAGGAATAATCAACGGACACGCAAGCGCCACAAGTACAATTTCTGCTAACTTTAAAATATCTTCTTTTTCATATCATCTCTCCCAGTAATAAATCGGCACTTCCCCACCGCTATCCCATGTGTCAAAATAAAATCCGTCCTGCACGCACACCACATGCCCATCAATCCCCAGAACGTAAGTCCCCGCCGGATTGTCCCGGCAGAAGTCATCCACGGTGTAAATATACTGCCCGTGGTCGTCTACGATATGCCGCCGGAATCCGTTATCCCGGAGGTACGCGCCCCACACCACGTTGGCGGAGGGCATATCCGAAAGCTGGCACGCTTTAACCATTATCCCGGCGAATGTGGTTTCCCAGTCTTGATTGAGGGCTTTACATATCGCCCGGATGGTACAATCGCCGACACGGGCGCTCTTAGGGTTTGGGTTGTAGGTTTTCCATCTGCTCATTTTACCACCATCATCAATTCCCTTAAAACACTCAATACGCCGCTTGCGTCTGTTCTGTAATACTTCATTCTTTCATCGTCAGAGAAGAAATCTATCATGTCAAGAATCTTTTTCTGGCTTTCCAGAGCGGCAATGCTCATATCAATCGCCTCATTGAGCATATAATATCCGCTTGTCGGTCTGTTTTTCTCTAATGTATCTATTGCATCATCAGCCGTAAACCCTATTTTATCACACATAATCATTCTCCTTTCGCGTTCTGATACCGCCGCGCCTCTGGCTTTTATTTTGCAGAATCTTCATACTCCTTTTTCAAAATAGCAAATATCTTCTTGCACTCTTCTAAATCCAAAGGAATCATTTTTTCTGCGTATCCGTGTTCCAGGACATAATCATATACTTCTTGCGGGATTTCCCAATTCTCATTTTTGGGCGGGTCATTAAAATCTATTTTTCTCAACTTTTTATTTCCTCCATACCTTATTTGGAATATCTATTCGCAGCGGCCCTTGCTTTTGCCGCCTGCTCTCTCGACCACTTAGCAATCTGCAATCTCTCATTGATCGGGCGCAGGTCATTCTCCTTGCAAAATCGCTGTACGCCTTATTCTGCCTCTGTAGCAGGTGGGACTTACGGTCAAGCACCTGCTGTAACTCAAACTTTGCCGCGTCATCCTTGCACTTCTCCACAGCCTCTTGCAGTCCCATGACTTCCCGCTTGGTCTTGCGGACACGGCGTTCTAAGGCTCGCTGGCGTTGCTCTAGTTTTTCTATGCGGTAGTTGTCGGCGGTCTGAATATCCTTGTACGGATTATTCACGCCGTCCCCGCTCCCGAATGAATGGCGGCAATTCCACCCGCAAAGCCCCTCGCCGGTTCCGTATCCGGTGGACTTATAAAAGTCTGGAAAACGCTTGTCTTTCCCTGCCCGGCTGTAGAATTGTCCTTGCCACCATAAATGATTGCCCGGATTCTGCCCTCCATCCCCGGTTCTGGCTCCGATGTGGGCCGATACCAGAATAATATCCCAGTCCATTTCTTCCATGCGCTTTAGGGATATATCCCCAGCGGCCTGCGCTATCCCAGTACGCACCGCCCGCGCTGTGGCCGTTTCTATCGTGTCGCGGTGGCCGGAGGGGTAGTCCACATACACGCCGCCGCTTGCCACGCTCTCAACAGCCTCTCTGACGGCCTGTGAATACGATACAGCACCGCTCAACACATTATTGTAGGCAAGGTCACATTCGTTCAGAAAAAGCCTCTGTGCGGCCTGTGCGGTTGTTCTGGTGTAATTGTTCCATTCCCCCAGTGTGGCCCGGTAATTTCGTTCCATCAGCCGGATAAGCGCCGGGGATTGTGTCAGCGGCATGGGGGACAGTCCGGCGTCCTCGTATATCTTATGGTCGTATTCCAGCGCTTTGATTCCGGCATCTTCCATAGCCGCTTTGATTTCCTTCTCCTGCCGCTTGGTGTACTTTGCCAGCTCTACCGTTATATCTTCCAGCAAATACCCGGCGTCCTGCAATACCTGTATGCGCCAGCGGTCGGAGGAAGTCAGCAGGTAATCATCGCCGCGGCCTATGCGTATCATCATGCGGTCTACGATTTGACGGATTATGTACTCATGGAGTTCGGAGGCTATCTGTTCGGCGCCGTCTGCAATTTGCTGAAGGTAGTGAGGATCAAGCATTATTTTTTCTTCTTTCTTTTATTTTGCCTTTTTACGCTATCAATACAATCCAAAAACAAAACAGTACCTATAATTACAACGATTGCAAATAATATTTCCATGTTATTCCTCCTGGAAAAATCCCGGTTCTTCTTTCGGCTGTGCCGCCTCTACAAGTGCCTTTGCCTCTTCCTCGGTCATTCCCTCAAATTTCATCAGATAATACCAGAACGGTATGCGGTTCTGTACAGCGTAAGAATACCACTGTTGCTTATCGGCCTCGTGCGAATATGTAATGTCCCCGAAGTCATACACTACCTCATAATTCCCAGCCGGAGCCAGACCGTAAAGATCTGCATATACAGACATGGCATAGATAGCGCCGTCAAGACAGCTCTCCAGCTTATCCCGCACATCTTTGACAAACTGGATTGTCCGCTGCTGCTCTGCCTCAACACCCGTTGCCGTCTGTATGCCAGTGGATTCATTAAATACAAAGTATCCGTTACTGAATCCGCACTTATAGCCAATCTGGGACAGCAGAGCATTGATACCAGACAGACGGGTGTCAGTGTTAAGCTGTGGATTGATTTCCTGGTAAAATTCCTCCGGCGCACTTCCAAACACATTCTTGACATAGTGCGGGAGTTTCACATCTGCCAGCCCTCGCTTATTCAGATTTTTCCCGCTGTCATACATCAGCCGGTCATCTGCCAGAATAATCTTCTCGCTGTCGAATATCTCCTCGGCGTTCCGGCTGTACGCAATATCAAGGTCTTTCATTTCCTCGACAGCCTCGGCAAATACCGGAAGCCCCAATGGTGAGGATATGTCAACGTTGTTCGCCTGCGGTGTACGGAATACCCCGAACATCGGCCCGTCAAGGCGCTCATCTCCGCCCTTGATAATCGGCGGCGTATCTGCCATCAAATCGGCCCACTTAGTAGCTGTAAGGCTACCGGGTCGCCCAGGGAATCGGAATGACGGGACACATAAGCCCGGTTACTGATATAGTAAGGATAGATAGGGCCGCTCTCGGTCTGCGTTTCTACAAACCTGTGATATTCAAGGCGTGTGTAATACTTGTCATTGTCCGCATAACTGTCCTTAAAAACAATCCCCGTAATATTCCCGTTACTGTCGCACTCAGTCACAAAGAAGTCAAACGGCGTAAACATATCAAAGCCACCGTCATTAGGTTTGATGATAACCGTACCATACGCACAGCCATATTCCACCCAATGCCGCAGCTTGAAATACACCTTGTCAATTTGCTCTTGCAACCACGTTGCCCTTGCACTGCCGCCAATCTGTACCTTAATCGCCAGCGTTGCCAGCCTTGCGGTTTCGGAGCATACAGCCTTTGCGAAATTGATGGTCTTGATATTATCCTCTGCGCTTACCCACGCCGGAACGCCCCGGTAAATGTCGGCGCACCGTGAAATGACCGCCTCCATCGCCGGGGAAGTAATATCCTTTACATCAAAATCTTTCTCTGCCCTGTTTTTGAATATCATGCCTATCCACCTTTTTACTGTTGCTATCAGTCCCATTTAATCACCAAACTTCTTCAACATCTGTATGTACCATGTATTTTCTATGTCCTCTTTTGAAATTCCTTTGAAATCCTCTGGCTTTTTAATTTCTCTCCAATAGCTTTCGCACCCATAAATGATTTTACCTAATTCCGGAACAAAAATAGCAGGATTATTCATAGTATGATTGCTTAAAATTCCTGTGTTTCTGTCATATGAACTATAAATTGCTATTGGTAATTCTCCAAGGTATATCCCTAAAAATGTCTTTTGCTCGTATTCTTTTCCACAAGGAGATATTTCACATAATGCCCCACACTTATGTAAGCCCTTTTGTTTCAATTTTTGCATTATCAATTCCTTGTATTGTCAATGGGTATTCAATAAATTTGGAATCAAAGGATTTACAATTTTCGCAATCTTCCACTGTAACTATCTTTACTTTATCATCTTCCCATCCGCCCACCACGCAATGGCCTTCATCATGGTTTTTTCCCATAAATCTATGACAATATCTGCAACGTTCTTGTTTTCCTTTCATGCGCTGTTTCCTCTCCTCATTGACAGCGGGCTTGTGGCGTACCGCCCCAGTATTTCACTTCGCCCTTTCTTCGTGCCTCTGCGGCCTCCTCTGCTGTGTCATACCGTCCTAAATCTATACGTTTGCTGTCAACATATATCAAAGCACGATATCTCCCTCTATCCGCCTCATAATGTACGCCATTATACCCGGTTCTGTTTGTCCTCTGTTTCCGCTTGTTTCTGGCCTGCTCCGTGCCCGTAGCCCAGTGACAATTTTCGGGGCAATAATCTCCGTTTGTGTCTTTCCTATCAATGCTCAAATTATCAGCATATCCATTTTGCAAAGCCCATTGAATAAACGCCATTGAGCTTTTATTCCATTCCTCGCAGACCTTTATTCCTCTGCCGCCATAATCGTCGTAATCCTTATCATTTGGATTATTGCACCTCTGGCGTATGCCTTGCCAAATTTTATATATTCTCGGATAATTTTTCTTTGCACCACTACGCACTGTGTCCCCTCCGCATAGCCATAGGAGAAATTGCATACCGCAGGGCGTCTATCCAATGGTCGTTTCCGTCTGGATAATCTGCAATCACTTCTCCGTTGCTGTCAACTTCATGTTCGTACTCTATAATCTCTTTATATGCCCTTGGCGTTCTGGCTGGGTCTATGACGATTGTGCGGCACTGTAACCACTCAAACGTATATTTCCTACTCCCCGGCGTTACAATCGCACCACGGGCAGGAATACCAGCGTCACGCAGGTCTACAATGCTTTCCTGCTCGTCTACGCCGCACATTAGGCATAATCATCATAGCCTTTTTCTTGTATCATTCGTGCCATTTCAGCGTTTCTAATCTTGCACCCGCCCAATTCATCAAGCAGGACAATCTTTTCTTTGTTCGGTATATAAGCCGCCCGGATGAACGCTTTCGGGTCTGGATACCAACCGAAGTCCTGTCCTTGATAAATGGACTGATATGTCTGAATTTCCTCGTCCGTGATAGCCCTAATCTCCAGCATATCAAAGATATTCGTCCCCAGACCGATAGGTTCTCCCATGTACTCATGCTGATATGCCCGCTCATTCGTGGCTTTCAGATGTTCGGCGTCTGCTATAAACTGTTCGCCCAGCCAATCCTCCGGCACTGTGGTATAATCGCTCTTGTGGCGGTAGCTGTCCTCTCTCGGCTCATTAACGTACACATTCGCCCAGTTGCTACGGGAAATCGGCGGGTTGAATGACTTAAAAACCACAAATTCACTTCCGCCACGCAGGACAGATTGTTGCACGTTTCGTATTTCTTCAATTCCGGCGAACTCGTCCAACTCCTCAAACCAAAGATATTTATACCAACCTCTTTTTGTTTTAATGGACTTCGTTCTTTTTGCCTTATCCAGTCCTCGGAACGTTATTTTCTGCCCCGTCGGCAAATATATAAATTGCATAGGCGACAGTGTGGCTTTCCATAGGTCTGTAACTCCCAGTGCGTCTATCGCCCATGCTATCTGTTCATAAACAGATTCTCTGATATACTTTTCAACTTTGCGGAAAACAATTCCGTTGCTGAATATCCCCCGTTCTGCGTCCTGCATCATGCCGAAAACAATTTCCGTTGATATGAAAGAGGACTTCGTAGACCCTCGCCCGCCGTACAGGTCATAGTATGTATGCTTGCCGTCCAGAATGTCCCAGTGGACGGGGTAAAAGGCGGGGGCTATGATGTCGGTAAGCTGGATTGTGTCAGTCATTGCATTTGCTCAAAAATTCTTCAAGGTTCTTCAATATGACGTCAGCGACTTTGTTCATCAGCTTGTTATAACTCTCGGCTTTATTGCGCAGTTCGTTATACACTTCCCTATCAATCGTCACTGTGCCGTCCTGATTTTCTTTTACAATATAGGTCACTTCCTACTCCTTCCCCGGCCTCGGTATGTTATTCACAATAACAATGCCGCCGGTATCTGGTTTCTGTCCCTCTATTCGCTCGTGGCGCTTCATCAGTTCCCGCCCCGCCGCCATTTTGTCAGCCACGGAAACATCAAGGTCAAATTGGTCTTTTACCTCGCCCCGGAGGACGGCGGTATAAAAGCGCAACACCTCGGCGGCGTCTGCTATGCGGGAATCGTCAATCTGTTTCTGCCGCTCTGCGATATATGCAAGAACATTAGGTTTTTTAAGGTTTTCATTGCCTATTACTGCCGCTGTCCGTTCTGAATATCCCGCATTTCTCGCCGCCTCCGTCGCATTCCCGCACTTCAGATATTCGTCTGCAAACGCCTTTTGCTTTGGTGTTAACCCCATCACATCACCTGTCAATCATTTCGTGTTTCTCTACCTTCAAGAACCATTTTCGTTGTCTCCAACAATTCCTTTAGACAGCTCTCACGCAATATTATTGTCTTTCCGCTCCGCTCAAGCGTTAAGCTGTACGTAGTGGCCACATCGCGCGCTCCGATGTGGCCTCGCAGTTGTCGCAGACGCATCTTTTTTGCCAGTCAATCATTACGATTCTCCTCTAAAACAATTTAGCCTATTCTGTCTTCAGAATTTCATCAATACAGGCGTTCCAACCGCTCACATAAGACGTCTCACCCAAAGGTACAACTTCGCTTTTCTTGGGCACTTCTTTTATAGGACACCACCCTGGTCTTTCGTGTTTTCTATAGGCATTCGTACACCCTCCACCAGCGGGAGAGCACCCGTATATGTATTCATCCCCGAAGAAATCCTCATCCCACACTCTTTCAAATGGGCAGGTCTCGCACTTTTCTGGAATGTCTATCACAATAAATCCTTTTTCCATTAGTCCACACCTTCCTACTCTAATAATTCTGGGTTATCAAAAATGTTACCATCTACTCTGATTTTCCATTCCCCAAACATATCATATGTTCTTTTGCGTCTTCTATCTTTAATGACAAGACATCCATTTTCATAGCATATCAGTCCATATCCGGCCAATACGGAGTTTCTAATGTGCGCAATATCATTTTCCCAGATCCGCTTACCGTTCTTATCGGTCAGCCCGGTGTACTGGCAGAGAGTTTCGGGGGCGATTTGCGCAACATCAATATCATGTATCACTCCATTTTCGCTCCCAAGAACATAGCCGATATATGCTACATCTGCGTCCACTTCGTCTGTAATAAGGTTCCCCTCTACCACTGTTCCTTTTTCGGCAACTCCCGCCAGTTCTTGCGTTTGGCTTTAAAAAGTATTTCTCTGCTCATTCTTTCTCACTCCAATCTGCCATTCCACTTGGCATTTTCACAGCACCAACTACCGCTACCTCCTACATTGCAACACATAGCGTCTTCGTCATCATCGTGTATGCAAAACTGACATGATGAGCCGTATTCACTGCACAAGAGTTTTCTTATTGCTTCTTCTGCGGTAGGCAACTTCTCCACCGCCTCCCGGCACCGTGGAAGGGTGCCGATCTCCCGGTACTGCTGGATTTCTTCGAGAGCTTTGATTGCTATATCGCAAGCCTCTACAGATTCATTCGGATACCCGTTATATGTCCTTTTAAATGCCTCTTGCCACTTGATTGCCTCTTTCTCCGTCATTCCTTTGCACCGTCCTCTCCTGCTCGTTTATTCCATGCTTCTGCAGCTTCTTCTTCTGTTAAATAGTAACCAGATGAAGCACCACATCCGCCTTTTTGAACACTACAAACAACACTTTTATATGCACAATGTCCCGGAGGTTCATACTCATTGCAAGGACAGCTATCTGTATCAAAATTTCCACACTCCTCTAAATCGTGCATATCTGTAAATTCCAGATTAGTATTGGCGCAATGCGGACACGGCCTTAATTTAATTTCTCCCATGCTTAAACACCGCCTTTCTTGATAATTTCAACCACTCTATTCCCCGCCTCATCATCAATAATGCAACCTTCTTCCTTCAATTCCTCAATCACCTTTTCCTTGTCAAAAGCGGCAGGCTCATCCATAATCATATGTTTTAGCGCCGTTCTTTCGTTTAACTGCGCAACATATCTCGGATGTGCAGGGCTTGTCGTTGGTGTGTCTAAAACTCTATCTCTTGCCAGTTCTTCAAGTTCTGCTACTTTGTTATATAATTTCTCTGCACTAATCAGCTTGTCCATATTTTTACTTCCTCCCATATCTCCGCCAGACACTTCACCGCTTCCACCGCCGATGCACTCCGCAATATCTCATAGTCCCGCATCCGCCAGCCGTTCCGCCCGTTTTGTAGTGTAGGCGTAGACAATATCCACATCGTTATCATGCGCCCCTGCTCCGGGCTATAGAATTGGCTGGTTCCGATTTTGATTATTAGGCCGGTGGAGAGGATAGCGCGCTGGAGCTTTTTCATGGTGGTGTTAAGGTTCATAGCATTGGTAACATTGGTGGCATAGTTCCTGTCTGATACGCGGTTTCAAGTTGGGGAGCCATCCATTCTCCTATCGTTTTTCCATCTGGCAATACTACATCATAGAAAAATTCTCGTTCCACTGTACTGATACCGCTTTCTACCGCCTCCAATTTCGCCTTGATAATTAGATACAACGCCCTCCACCGACTTCTACACGCCTGCTCCCATGCGGCATACGCCTGTTCCTCTGAGCGTTTATTTCTACGTTCCGGCGTGTACCAAAATATTTTATCCTGTTTATTCGGTAGCGGAAGAACGAACCGTATTTGCCGATCGGATAACGAGAATCCGATAACCGCCATATCCTCTTTAAATCCAGAAACAAATTGCCCTGCTCCTGCCTTTTGTATCAGTTCTTCTATATCAGCTTTTGTTCTTGCAACTGATATACTTGTTTTTTCAGCATAAGCCATATTTTCCCTTTCCCGCCCCACACAGTTCCTTACCCGATTTTACCGCGCGGGGCGCGTTTCGTTGTCACCACATTTTCGTTCATTCTCTCTCTTTCCCCGCGCGGTACGGCTCTGGGAGGGGCTGCCAGGCGACTATATTCTTTTCAGTATCGGTATGAGAAAATCCCGTCACCCAGGTCTTTCCAGTCCACCATCCGACAATTCTGCAGCCCTCCGCGTTGCACATCAATACACTGTCACCCTTTCCTGGCATCCGCTCCTCCACCGAAATCCAGCCGTCATTCATGTACTTTCGGATGATCGCTTCTACTCTGCTTATTCGCACATATCCATCCACTTCCATGTTCCCGCAATAAATAGGTGCATCTTCTTGTCTTGTCGCTTCTTCTATCTCTTCCATGATCTTTTCTATCATCTTCTATTCCTCCTTGTAATCCTCGCAGCAGTTCCTTTCTCCTGCCGGTTCCCAGCTGCATGTGTACTCGTAAAGACAGTTGTCACATGACGGCTGCGTCTCTGTGTTTACATTCCCGTTCATCCCGCCCACCTCACTTTCCTCTGCTCCCGCGGGACCGCCGCGGCGCACGCTCAATCGCCCCGCCGTGTATCAGCATCTCTGCGTAGGTGACTGTCTGCACCGGTTCCCCTGGCCAGGACTCCAGCTCCACCAGGTGGGGATAAATACCGACGATCTTTCTGACTCTCTGCCGGGGGATCATCAGTCGCTCCCCCAGCCTGTCAAACCATACCTCCGTCCTTACCGGATCGCCGATCTTTAACTGCTCCCGCAGCCGGTCGATGTCCTCGCAGCGGTAAACTACTTTTTGTTCACTCATTTCTTCTGCGCCTCCTTATCCCACAACCCACACAACCGCAGAACGTTGTAAAACTCGGCCAGAGTCTTGCGCCTGTAAGCATAAAAGTCGTCCGGCTTTGCCGGTATGTTCCATCCTTCCGCGCCATGTTGTAATAGCCTTCCCGCTCGGCCATGTGGGTGATGCTGTAATATACTTCAACTTCCAGTCCGGGGGCCGCAGATAACGCGCAATTAAACAGGATTTTCCGGTCATCAGCCGACAGTTTTTTACATCGCTCCTTTATCGCGCGCTCTGTATCTGCATCAATCCCATACTGTGACATAGTCTTGTATCTCATCCTCACGACGCGCCATCACCTCCGTCCCTGTCCCGGATCATCTTCCAAACCAGATCGTCATAGTCCGTGCTGTCACCCTCGTAGTTGTGAAAACGGTTCCTGCTTTGTGTAGGCGGACACGCCTTTTCCTGTCGCGCCCAGTTCCTCACCGCGGCCTTCCAGTCCTTCATCTTGTTTTTGCCGATCATCCAGCCCTTGGACTCGTAAAAGTCAATGAATCTCTGCGCGTCAATGCTGCACCCGATCTCCCGGCAATATCCAATCACATTCTCCAGGGTGGGCGGCGCGAAGCGCTTTTCTTTTACACCCGTAAGGGTGTTTTCTTTTAAAGCATTATCATTTACATTATCATTATCATGGGGTAACGGTTTGGTTTCAGTTTGGTTTGTCTTTGGTTTCTCCTTGGTTCCCGTTTGGTTTGTTTTAGGTTTCAGCTTTGGTTTCTGTTTGGTTTCCTCTTGGTTCCTTTTTAGTTCCAGTCTGGTTGTCTCCGGGTTGCATTTGACTCGATCTTCTCCCGCCCTTCAGCGAGTTCTGGTATTTTGCGTTGTTCGCGTCAATCTGTGGCTTTGCCAGACGGAACACGCTTCTTGCCGGCCCTTTATTCGTTGGCTCTGTGCCATCCAGTCCATAGCGGATGAGGTTCCAAAAGGCTTCGAGTTGGTCTTTTTCATCCAGGTCCTCTATTCCCTCTGCCCATCCGCGATAGAAAACCATGCTTTCCCTAACGATCCGGTCACGCGGTTTCTTCTCCATCCTCCAGTCCTCCGTCGTCAAACATATTTGTCTGGCCGCATACCTGGGGGCTGCACTTGACAAACGCCTCTGCGCCGCGAAGCGCCTGTTTATGGATTTCACCCGTTTCTTCTGCCTGGCGATCCACCGCGCAGCCTGCGCCCTTCCTTCTTTGTTGTATGTGGGTATGTAATATCCCGTCCCGTTATCGTCTGTAAGGATCACCCTGTCGTGCCTTAAGTCCTCAATCGCCTGCCTTAAAAGCCTGTCGCCGCATCTGAGCCTTGCACAGAGCTCCCGGCGCGTCACGGCATTTTTAGGGCCTACACCCAGGGCATTGTATACAGAGTAAATAAATGTATCATATCCAATGTCCAC